ATCAGTCTATTTTCATAGTTAAAGAGTTTAGCTCAATGGAGGTAAAACCTCGCTCGCTTCTCTACACTGATCTGACCAGCTGGCGCGGTTCGATTTAACGCTACTTATCCAGCTTCCTTTATCGCTGATCCCAGGTCACTTGCCCTACGAACGGCCGATTTCAAGCAAGTAACCAGGGATCAGCCCGGGGAATGCCACCCCGGATTGATCCTGGAGCTGGTCAAAAATCGATCAGCTCCGGCCCTTTATATTCCTCCACTTCTAACACCGGGCCGCAATCGTTACAGCTGTAACCATCTGAAGACCACCAATCCGGTTTGGTTTCGTGCCCACAAACCGGGCACGTCCAATCGTCAAAATTAAAAGTTAGCTGATTAGATTTCTCTATTTGCATAACCTTCTAAACTTTCTATTTTTTTCTCTAACTTTAAAACCTTAGTAGTTAATAAAACCAAATTATCATGGTTGCCTTTTATTAACTTAGCCAAAATTTCAATTTGTTTTTGTTGATCAGCTGCTAAATCATAAGAGACTTTCACAGCTCTTAAACTATCAGTGTTGTTAATTTCACTAATTGTTTTTTTTGTTTCGTCTGACATTTTATCTTCTCATTTCTATAGACTTTTTGTCTATGGGATATTTATATATTATCCCATACTATAATCAAGAACTATTTTAAGACAGATTGACGCACACAACTATAAGTTGTGCTTGTGATCTCGGGGCCCACCCTCCCCTAAATAAAAAAAATAAAAAAGATTTGACTTTAAAAATTATTCATGTTAGAAAATCCCATAACAGAAAGGATAACAAATGGCAAAAGCAACGATGCAAAAATGGCAACGCGATCATTTTGTTTCAGAATTAAATCGAAACTATGACCCGTTGATTAATGCTGCGGAATTGAAATTAAAATCAATTGAAGCAGAAGCAATAGAGATAGCAGAAAAAAATTTAGCAGATGAAATTGGAGCAACACCAATTATTGAAGAACTGCAAGAAGCTATCAATAATGTTAAAACTAAAATGAGCAAGGCGGCTAGGTTTTTTAATAAAACTAAACAAGCCAAAAAAGACATAAATTATAAATTCAAAGAGAAGGATTTTGATTTATTTGGTTATGGTTCAAGCCGTATAACTCCGGATGATTGCTGGGAGCAAATAAGAGACTGGGCCGGTGATTTTGCAAGAGAAAAAATAAAACAAACTCCGGAAGGTAAAGTACTTGCAACATTGGAGGAAAATAAAAGGGCTTCATACAAAGAGATTATGGAAGCTGGGAGCCCTGATAGTTTGAAGCAAAAGCTTCACACTAATTTACAAAAAGACGGTTTAAGCTGGAATAAGGAGGTTAAAGCTTTACCACCAATAGACCAAACAATTAATTAATTGTTTGACTTATGTATGGGATTAATATAAAATCCCATACATAAAAGAAAGGATAAACGATGATAAAAAAACTAAAAATAGGAATGACAGGCCGTATAACTTTTAAGGCTAAAAAGTATAATGAGTGGATTACCAGAACTTTTGTCTGGGATAGAAAATGTATGGAAACTAAAAAATACATTATTTATTTTGATACTAGTCCTGGTGTAAATAATTATAGATGCGCAACTAAACCAGCTCATGTAATGATTAATTATAAGGTGGCATAATGTTTAAAACTAAAAAAAACTTATACAGCCGCAAAAGATTTTCTTGTATTTGTCAAATAAGTTATCTTGAATATTTTAATTTAAAAGAAGAAATAAGAAAAAAAATAAGAACTTATTCTTCTTTGGGTTATGGTATTAGAGATTATAAAACAGGAAAGCTATTCTTAATAGAGTATATCTCTTCAGGTCGTTGGAAGTTTTTAGGAAAGCACTTCAATAAATTAGACGACATAAATAAAAAGAAATACTATCTAATAAATAAACAATACAAGACAGCTTAAATTAAAAAGGGTATGGGATAAATCCCATACCCTATGCACAAACTGCATAGCTCTGCTCGTGGACTATGGGCCCACCCTCCCCGAGGGGTCCCAGCCAAATACAAATATAGATACAAAAACAAACCCCCCACCACCCCTAAACGGCCAGCAGTCACAATAGTTATACATATACAGTTTGTTTTAAACTTAAATACGTGATAAATTTCAAACGAAAACAAAACAGAAGTGAAAAAAATTCTGCAAAAATTTTTATGAAAGCCATTGAAGAGTTAAGAAAAAAGACTTCGAAATATTATCGAACCAATCACACCGATAAACAAACCAAAGAAGAGATATTAGAGTTTCAACAAGCTCAAACTATTTTGGAAGAGAAAGTTAGACAGGATGACATAAAAAATAATTTTATGTCTTTTGTAAAAACTATGTGGCCAGAGTTTATTGAAGGTAAACATCACAAAGAGATTGCAGAAAAATTTAATAAGATTGCACAAGGCAAATCAAAAAGATTAATTATCAACATGCCACCAAGGCATACTAAATCTGAGTTTGCATCTTTCTTACTTCCTGCTTGGATGGTTGGACGTAAACCAGATCTTAAAATTATACAGACAACACACACTACAGAACTCGCGCTCCGTTTTGGACGAAAAGCTAAAACGTTAATTGATTCTCCTGAGTATCAAAAGATATTTAACACACGACTCAGAGAAGACTCACAGGCCGCGGGTAAATGGGAAACCGAGCAAGGAGGTGAGTACTATGCTGCGGGTGTGGGATCGGCGATCACGGGTCGTGGAGCGGATTTATTGATCATCGATGACCCACACTCAGAACAAGACGCAATGAATCCTGAAGCTCTAGAAAAAGCTTACGAGTGGTATACATCAGGACCACGTCAACGTTTACAGCCAGGTGGAGCGATCGTCGTGGTTATGACTCGTTGGAGTCTAAAAGATTTAACAGGAGCATTATTAAATTCTCAAAAACATATCAAAGCAGATAAATGGGACATCATAGAGTTTCCAGCAATCATGCCATCAGGTAAACCTATCTGGCCTCAATATTGGAAGTTGCCTGAACTAGAAGGTGTCAAAGCTTCTTTGAGTCTTTCAAAATGGAATGCACAGTGGATGCAGAATCCAACTTCAGAAGAAGGTAGTATTATTAAACGTGAGTGGTGGAACATGTGGGAGGAAGCTAGGATTCCAAAACTAGAGCATGTCATACAATCTTACGACACAGCTTTTTCTAAAAAAGAATCTGCAGATTATTCTGCGATAACCACCTGGGGTGTATTTTATCCTAATGAAGATAGCCCTGCGCATTTGATATTATTAGATGCTTTCAAAGAAAGACTGGAGTTTCCAGAGCTTAAGAAGGAAGCATTAGAGCAATATAGATACTGGAATCCTGATACAGTAATTATAGAGGCCAAAGCTTCTGGTCTTCCACTAACATACGAGTTGCGAAAAGTAGGCATACCTGTTATAAATTTCACACCCAGTAAAGGTCAAGATAAATATTCAAGAGTGAGCGCAGTTTCACCCTTGTTTGAGTCTGGAATGATCTGGGCGCCGGATGAAAAGTTCGCAGAAGAGGTAATAGAAGAATGTGCATCATTTCCTTATGGAGACTATGATGATTTGGTGGACAGCACAACACAAGCGTTGATGCGTTTTAGACAGGGAGGATTTGTAAGACTTCCTGACGATTATGTAGAAGAACCATTACCGCGAATAGATAGGGAATACTACTGATGGAATTCGAAAGATACGAAGATGTAATTGATGCCTACGAAAGAGATAACATGGGCTATGCCACTTTAACAGATTACATCAAAGGCGAAAATATTAAAATCAAAGAAATAGAAATGAGTCCTCTTGAAGATTTAAAACAATCTTTAAAAAAAGGTGGGCCTGTTGGAATAGAAGTTTTAATCATGGAAAAAATGAAAGATGGTGGACGAGTTCCATTTAGATTTGGTGGTGCTATGGGTAGCAGATATGGTGGAGGAAGTAAATCAGGTCCAAGTCAAGGACCAGCAGGTGGAGCATCAGCTGGTGGTAATTATGGTGGCAATAGAAATCCACAACAAACTTACGGCGGTGGAAGTCGTAAATCAACAACACAAACTAAAAAACCAACATTTAAATCAGATATAGATCCTAGGTTTCAAGGTTTAGTTTCTCCAGCCGCTGCTGTAAAATTTGATTTTTTAAAAAAACAAAAATTTTATAATCAACCTTTTAAATTAGAAGGCATAACTCCTTTAGAATTAGCAGGTACCGAGGCTGCTGGTGGATCAGCTGGTCTTGAAAGTTTAATAAAAGGTAGTGACAATTTAACGGTAGGTAAAGTTTTAGAAAATATGGCCGGAGGTGGATATCAAAATCTTTCTTCTAGCGCTCAAAATAAATTACAAGAACAAATTCTTGGTAAAGTAGACTTTGGAGATGCATTTCCAAAAAATTTTAGTTTTGGAAATATAGAGCCAACTATTGAAAAGGGAAGAATAGATATAGATGAAACTAAACTTGATGACGACGCAATGGCTGCTAAGAAATTTTTAGATCTTAAAGACGGCGGTCGAGTCGGTTTCAACGTTGGAGGAATAACAGATCCTCAAGCTTTAGCTATTTACAATTCTATGAGTAACTATGGTTTCTCTGATAAAGAAATAGCAGACACAATCACAGCTCAAGGCTATGATGCAGGAACTTTAGGACAAACAACTATACCTGATACACCAACCGCGCCTGATACATCAGTACCAGTTGAGGGTATCATTGGTATAGATTTGCAAGAGAGAGACACAGGAGAGCCATTTAATCCTTTTGGTCCATTAGATGAAACTTTTACTAGAGAAGCAGGATCTAAACCTAGCTTTTCAAAAGACGATCTTTTTGGTTTAGGTAGATTCCTCCAAGGTAAAGAGAGAGGCACACTCGGTAACCGATTACAAAATCAATTTAACTTCGGACAAAAACTACCATTACCTTTAGCACAATTAGCAGGAACTCGAAGTCCGTTTAATATAGATTCTAAAAATTATAATAAAGATTTTGTAGATCAATTAAATTATTTAGAATTAGGAGATGGTTTAATTGGTATGTCTAGTGTTGGTTTAAAATACGGACCTAAATCTGTGTTGTTTGGTAAAAATGTAATATCAGGTTTTGGTACAAACAATTATCAAAAAGCTCTAGAAAAATTCATTGCAAAAGCAAAAGGAGACAGAAAGAAAAAAGCTGAATTAGAGTTACAAACATTTTTAGATAAAGAAAAAGCAAGAAAAGAAAAAGAAGCTAAGGATAGACAAGCTAGTATAGAATCTCAAATTAGAACTAGAAGAGACGCTGGAGAATCATTAAGTGATATTGGAAGAGATATGTTTACTGGTCCCGGTAAAGCTTTTGAGAAAAGGTCTGGAGGATTTAGTGTTGATTCTTCTGGAAACAGAAGAAATTATGGAGGAAGAAAAGATGGTGGTTTAATGTTTGCAAGAGGTGGTCTTGCTACAATGTTTAAGGAAAAAAAATAATGGGCATAAAGTATGATCCAATTAGAGGTTTTATTAACGAAAAAACCGAAGATAAAGTTTCACAAGATTTTATAAAACTATACGCTAAACTTAATCCTATGGAAGTTAAAGTGGGTGAGCCTAAATTGACAAACGTAAAATCGACTGCTACAATGAAAAAAGAGGGCATACCGACTGAAAACAAAGAGGGATAATAGATGGCTACAATAGATAAACCACTTCCAAATACAAATATATCAGAAACTGTTATTGAAGTTCCAAAACAAGAAGAAATAATTCAAGAACGAGAAGAAATCACAGAGAAAAAAAATCAACAAGGTAACATAGAAGTTACCATGGATGAGCAAGGTGGGGCTGAAATCGCTTTTGATCCAAGAGCTGTAACCCCTGAAGGTGGTCAAGATCATTTTGAAAACTTAGCAGATTTTTTAGGTGAAGATGTTTTAGAACCACTTGGTTCTAAAATGGTAGAGCAATATAATGAGTACAAAGAATCTAGAGGTGACTGGGAAGATACTTATAGAAATGGATTAGAACTTTTAGGATTTAAATACGAAAGAAGAACAGAACCTTTTAGAGGAGCTTCTGGTGTAAACCACCCTGTGCTTGCAGAGGCAGTCACACAATTTCAAGCGCAAGCTTATAAAGAATTACTTCCAGCTGACGGACCAGTTAGAACACAAATCATGGGAAATGTAGATGTTCAAAAAGAAGAACAAGCTAAACGTGTAAAAGATTTTATGAATTACCAAATCATGGATCAAATGAAGGAA